GGCCTACGTCGATGCGAAGGCGCAGGCGTTTGCGGATCAGCAAGCCGCCGAGCAGCAGGCCGAGCAGCTGCGACAGCGCGAGGCTGATGCGCGCGCTGCAGATCAGGCCGGGCAGCGTGAGCAGCGTGCGGCGAAGGCAGATGCGCCGAAGCCCGAGAAGCCGGCGCCTATGCCAGCGGCGCCGCAAAGGCCGAAGCCGGTCGCAAAGCAGAACATCAGCTACAGCCAGCCGAAGCCGCCGCCAGATGAAGTGAAACCGAAGGGCGAGGCCATCGAGGACGAAAACACGGTGCGCATCATCGACGACAAGGTGCGGCCGAACAACCGCCTGGACGCTGCGCCGCCTCTGCCGCCTGATCCGCGCTGGCCCAGCTTCTCGTCGACACCCTTTGGCGTGAACCCCGACACCGGCAGGTCATGGGAGGCGCGGGCGTGAGCGACACCTACACCGACTTCCTGCGCCGCAAGATCAAGATGGCTCAGTTCAAGGGCTTCCAGATCGAGCCCGAGGCCTGTCACGAGATCCTGTTCCCGCACCAGCGCGACATAGTGCGCTGGGCTGTGCTGGGTGGCAACCGCGCCATCTTCGCCAGCTTCGGCCTGGGCAAGAGCGTGATGCAGTGCGAGTGGCTGCGGCAGATCATCGCTGCGGCCGGTGGCCTGGGCCTGATCGTCTGCCCGCTGGGCGTGCGCCAGGAGCTGATCCGCGATGCAGCCATGCTGGGCATCCGGCTGGTGTTCATCCGCAGCGCCAGCGAGATCGTCAACGGCCAGGCCTTCTACTGCACCAACTACGAGACGGTGCGCGACGGCAAGCTCGACCCGCAGATGTTCACTGCCGTCAGCCTGGACGAGGCGAGCGTGCTGCGCAGCTTCGGCAGCAAGACCTATCAGGAGTTCCTGCCGCTGTTCGAGGGCGTCAAGTTCAAGCTGGTCAACACGGCCACGCCGTCGCCCAACCGCTTCAAGGAGCTGATCCACTACGCCGGCTTCCTGGGCGTGATGGACACCGGCCAGGCACTGACTCGGTTCTTCCAGCGCGACAGCGAGAAGGCCGGCAACCTGACCCTGTACCCGCACAAGGAGCAGGAGTTCTGGTTGTGGGTCAGCAGCTGGGCCGTCTTTGTGCAGAAGCCGAGCGACCTGGGCTACAGCGACGAAGGCTACGACCTGCCGCCGATCGAGGTCCGGTACCACGAGGTGCCGAGCGACTACGCCAAGGCCGGCCACGAGCGCGACGGCCAGGCGCTGATGTTCACCGACCCGGCCCTGGGCCTGAGTGCTGCGGCCAGCGAGAAGCGCGACAGCATGCCGCTGCGCGTCGCCAAGGTGGCCGAGATCGTCAACAGCAGCGCTGATCACTTTGTGGTGTGGCACGACCTGGAAAGCGAGCGCCACGCCCTGCAGGCGGCCCTGCCTGATGCGGTGAGCGTGTGGGGAAGCCAGGACCTGGACGAGCGCGAGCAGCGCATCGTGAGCTTCGGCGACGGCGCCTATCGCGTGCTGTCGACCAAGCCGGTGATCGCCGGCAGCGGCTGCAACTTCCAGCGCCATTGCCACCGCGAGGTGTTCGCGGGCATCGGCTTCAAGTTCAACGACTTCATCCAAGCCATCCACCGGGTGCAGCGCTTCCAGCAGCCGCACCCGGTGGTGATCGACATCGTCTACAGCGAGGCCGAGCGCGAGGTGCTGCGCACCCTGCAGGCCAAGTGGGCACAGCACGAGGAGATGGTGCAGAACATGACCGAGATCATCAAGCAATACGGCCTGAACCAGCTGGCCATGCAGGAGGTGCTGGCTAGATCCATCGGCGTCAAGCGCCTGGAGGTCAAGGGCGACCTGTTCACCGTGGCCAACAACGACTGCGTGGAGGAGGCGAAGCTGCAGCCCGAGAACCACGTCGACTTGATCGTCACCAGCATCCCTTTCGCCAATCACTACGAGTACAGCCCGAGCTACAACGACTTCGGGCACACCGAGGACAACGATCACTTCTGGCAGCAGATGGACCATCTGACGCCCGAGCTGCTGCGGATCCTGAAGCCGGGCCGGATCTACGCCTGCCACGTCAAGGACCGGATCCTGTTCGGCAACGTGACCGGCGCCGGCGCGCCCACCGTCAGCCCGTTCCACTGCGAGGCCATCATGCACGGCCGCAAGCACGGCTTCGACTACATGGGCCTGATCACGATCGTCACCGACGTGGTGCGCGAGAACAACCAGACCTATCGCCTGGGCTGGTCCGAGCAGTGCAAGGACGGCACGAAGATGGGCGTCGGGTCACCCGAGTACGTCGTGATCTTCCGCAAGCCGCAGACCGATCGCTCGAAGGGCTACGCCGACGTGCCGGTGGCCAAGTCGAAGCAGGACTACACCCGCGCGCACTGGCAGGTTGACGCTCACGCCTTCTGGCGCAGCAGCGGCAACCGCCAGATCACGGCCGACGAGCTGGCCGGCCTGGGCCCGGACAAGCTGGCCAGCCTGTTCACCAAGTACAGCTTGCAGCAGGTGTACGACTACCAGTTCCACATCAAGATCGGCGAGGAGCTGGAAGCCCGTGGCGCGCTGCCGTCGACCTTCATGAGCTTGGCGCCCGGTAGCCATCACCCGGACGTGTGGCACGACATCAACCGCATGCGCACCCTCAACGGGGACCAGACGAACCGCAATGTCGAGAAGCACGTCTGCCCGCTGCAGTTCGACATCGTGGATCGGTTGATCGAGCGGTACAGCAACGCGAGCGAGCTGGTCTATGACCCGTTCTGCGGCCTGGGCACGGTGCCCTACTGCGCAATCAAGAAGGGTCGGCGCGGCGGCGGAAGCGAACTGAACGCCAGCTACTTCATGGACCAGGTGCACTACCTGAAGGCGGCCGAGCGCGAGGCATGCATGCCTGACCTGTTTGCGGCGCTGGAAGCCGCCAGCGGCATCAACAGCCAGCAGACCGACGCGCCGTGGAAGCCGCGGGGACTGGGGCACAGCGTGACCTGGCGCTGCGGCGGCTGCCACCAGAACCGAACCAGCACGGCGGGCAGCAAGGGCGCTGGGGTCAAGAAGCGGTGCAGCCACTGCGTCGCGGCGAAGGCGGGGAGGGCGGCCGGGTGAACTACTACGAGCGCCACCTGGGCGACTACGCCCGCGACGCGGGCCATCTGACGATGCTGGAGCATGGCGCCTACACGCTGCTGCTCGACCGCTACTACACGACAGAGCAGGGCATCCCGGCTGACCAGGCGCACCGCGTCTGCAGGGCCAGGACACGCGACGAGAAGGAGGCGGTCGACACGGTGCTGGCCGAGTTCTTCACCCTGCGCGATGGGGTGCACCACCAGAAGCGCGTGGATGCCGAGATCGAGCGCTACAGCGAGTCGGCACCTGACCGCGAGGCGAAGCGCGAGAACGAGCGCGAGCGCCAGCGCAGGGCCAGGGAGCGCCGAAAGGAGCTGTTCGACTTCCTGCGCGGTCACGGAGTTGTCCCGGCTTTTGATGCGCCGATGTCTGAGATTCAAGCCGCTGTGTCACGCATCAAGTCACAGCCTGTCACGCCACCTGTCACGCGTGACGTTACGGCTACCCAGACACCAGACACCAGACACCAAGTAAACCCCCCTTCCCCCCTGGCGGGGGAAACGGATCGCGATGCAGGCGACACCCACAGCCAGACCATCCCCTGCCCCTACGACCGGATCGTCAGCCTGTACCACGAGGTTCTGCCGGCTCTGCCAAGGGCCAAGCTGATGCCCGCCTCAAGGCAAAAAGCCCTGCGCAAGGTCTGGGGCTGGGTGCTCAGCAGCACCAAGGGCGACGGTAACCGCCGGGCCACGACGACGGATGAAGCCCTGCACTGGCTGCGCGGCTACTTCGGCCGAGCGCTGGCGAACGACTTCCTCATGGGCCGCACGCCCCGCAGCGCAGAGCACGCCAACTGGCAATGCGACCTGGACTTCCTGCTCACCGACAAGGGCATGAAGCAGGTCATCGAGAAGACGCAGGACGCCGCATGAACGCCACCACACCACCCGAGTACCTGACCGAGCCCGACGACGTGGCCACGGTCATCCCGACGCCCTGGTCGCAGGAGGCCGAGCAGAGCGTGCTGGGCGCGCTGCTGATCGACAACCGGGCCTTCGACCGCTGCGCCGACGTGCTGCAGGAGCGCAGCTTCTGGCACGCCAGCCACCGCACCATCTGGGCCGCCATAGCCGGCCAGATCATGGCCAACAAGCCGGCCGACTGCCTGACGGTGCACGACGCGCTGCAGGCGGCCAAGCAGGCCGACGACTGTGGCGGGCTGGCCTACCTCAACCGCCTCGCCGAGAGCGTGGTCAGCGCGGCCAACGTGCGCCGCTACGCGGAGATCGTGGCCGAGCGGTGCGCCCAGCGCGACACCATCGCGGCGGCCGACAAGGCGCTGACCATTGCCCGCGAGCCGGGGCCGATCGGCGAGAAGCTCGACCGAATCGCCAGCGAGTTCGCCGGCGTGCAGCGCGAGCAAATGCGCAACGCGCCGCGGCAGCTGGCCGAGCTGGTGCGCGCCGCGCTCGACCGCTACAGCGACATGGCGCAGGGCATCCGCGCGCCGGCCTGGGCCACCGGCATCGGCCCGCTCGACGGCATCCTCAACGGGGGGCTTCGCCCGGGCAAGCTGTACTGCCTGGCGGCCCGGCCCAGCGTCGGCAAGTCGAGCGCGGCCCGGGCGATCGGCCTTAACCTCGCCTTCGGTGGCCACCCTGTGCTGCTGCTGTCGCAGGAGATGCCCGGCGACGAGGTGGCCGACTGCGCGATCGCCCAGCTCGGCGGCGTGGAAGGCAACCGGCTGCAGACCGGCCAGCTCGCGCAAAGCGACTGGACAGGCATCACGACGGCGGCCGATCAGGTGGCCGGCCTGCCGTTCTACGTCGAAGATCCGGGGCAAGGCCCGCACGGTCAAGGGCCTGCGGGTGCTGGTGGTGGACTACCTGCAGCTGTCGACCAGCACGCTCAAGGGCGCCAGCACCAACGACCAGGTGGCCGAGATCTCGAAGGGGCTGAAGCAGCTCGCCCTACAGATGGGCATCGCGGTGCTGGTGCTGTCGCAGCTCAACCGCGAGGTGGAGAAGCGGGCCGACCGGGAACCGCAGCTGTCGGACCTGCGCGACTCGGGCGCCATCGAGCAGGACATCGACGCGGCCGTGATGCTGTGGACGGTGCGCGAGCCCAGCGACGGGCCCCGCTTGGTGGGCTGGAAGGTTCCGAAGCACCGGGGCGGACGCAAGGGCCGGTTCGGCATGTGGTTCGACGCGCCGGTGTACGCCTGGAACGAGGCGCCCGGAGAACTGCCGCCGCCTGGCGCCGCGCGCGCCGGCTACGCCAACGGAGGGTTTGAATGACAGAGCAATGGGTGCTCCTGTGGAGCTGCGCGCAGAACGCGCTGCACGTCGAGACGCTGGCGCAGCACACCAGCACGAACCGCAAGGCCTACGCCGAGAACCGGCCGGGCGACTACCGCCTGCTGCTGGTGGGGTGGACGCGACGGCGGCCAGCATCCGGCCGACGATAGTGGCCCGCAAGATCGGCCGCGTCCGGGCGGCGGCATGAAGCGCCAAACCATTCCCGAGCAGCGCGCCGTGCTTGTCGCCGCCGCAGTCGCCGCAACTCCGGGCCGAACCCGCGACGAACTGGCCGCTGAGCTGGGCATCCCCATCCCCAGCGCCAGAGCCGCTCTGCTTATCGCCACGCGTTCGGGCACTGTCGGGCTTGTCCGGTTCGCGCATGGCCTGGTGCGGTGGTATCCGCCCGACCTGGTGGAAGCTGCCCAGGCCCAAGCCGACGAGGCATCCCGCCTGGCGCTAGCAGCCAAGCGGCAGCGGCGGCAAGACTGGGTGAAGGCCGGCAAGCCGAAGCGCGTGAAGGTGACGCCGCTCGATCCGGGCGACGAGCCGATCATTCGGCGCCGCGTCGATGTGGCCGCGCCGCTGCCGTTCAAGCTGCAGGCGCCGGCCAGCGTGTTCCACATGGGGGCGATGCTGTGACCGGCGTAAGTTTCACCATCCCGGGCGAACCGCAGGCAAAGGGCCGCGCGAAGATCGTCAAGATCGGCGGCTTCTCGCGCATGGCCACGCCGAAAGCCACAGTCGCCTACGAGGGCCTGATCGCCCACGCCGCCCAGCAGGCCATGGGCTCGGCCGCGCCGGTCGATTTCGCCTGCCAGGTGCAGATGATCATCACCGTCAGCGTGCCGGCCAGCTGGTCGAAGAAGAAGCAGGCCGCCGCGCTGGCCGCCCAGGTGCTGCCGACGAAGAAGCCGGACACCGACAACGTGGTCAAGGCGGTGTTCGACGGCATGAACGGCGTGGTGTGGCGCGACGATGTGCAGGCGGTGGACCTGTTCGTGCGCAAGCGGTACGGGGCATTGCCAGGCGTGCAGGTGCGGGTGACGCGGTGCGGGGACGCCGCATGATCCGCCAGCGCCTACCCCTTCCGCCAGCCTGCGCCCGCTGCCCGGCCACGCGCCAGGTGCCGTGCGGCAAGGCCGACGAGTGCGCACGCGGCACCGAGCCGCACGCCAAGGGGCGCGAGGTGAACGACTTCAGCATCAGCACGCGAGGCCCGGCCGGCTGCAGCTGGTTCCTGCCGATCAAGTACGCCGATCACCTGGTGGCATCGCCGAAGGTGCACGACGCGCCAAGGGGGCTGGGGTGATCTGCCAACGATGCCACCGCACCATGCAGACGCCAGCGGCAACCGTCGTGACGCGATCCGGGCGCATGGGCTACGGCCCGAAGTGCGCGCAAGCCATGGGGATCATGCCGAGCCGGCTGACCGTGACTGCAAAGCGGCGGCCGACCACACAGACGGCGCCGGCCGACGAGCGCCAGACCGACTGGCTGCAGGAGGCCGCATGCGCGAGCAACTGATGACCCGCTTCGTCGCGCTGACGACCGAGCCGGACAACCCGGCAGGCGTGGCCACCTTCACCTACTGCGGCCGGTCCTTCGAGCTGCCGATGGCCAGCTTCGCCAGGGCCAGGGAGCTGGAGCAGTTCCTGGGGCACATCGTGGGCAATGCCAAGCGGGTGCAGCGGGAAGCGGTCCTGGCGCAGATGCGCGGGGTGATCAACAACGTGGAGGATGGCACTTGAGCGCACCAACGTCGCCCGATTGGTACCGCCTGCTGTGGGATCTGATCCAGCTTGGGCACTCCATCGCCGACGTGGCGAAGCTGGCCGGCATTGCCGAGTCGACTCTGAAGGGCTATCTGCGCGGGTCGCATCCGCCGTACTGGCGCGGCCAGGTGCTGATCAGCCTGTGGTGCGAGACGTGCGGGAAACCGCTGGACGATCTGCCGATGATGGAGGTCTACATCGCCCCGCGAGTCGTCAACCGCGACCGGGGTCCATCCGCTGACAGCGACAGCATGCGAGAACTTGAAAGGGCGTGGAGATGAGCCGGCAAAGCACTTACACCGACTGGCACGGCGAGATGATCTGCCTGGGCTTGTCCGAGGGGCACTCGCTGCTATCGATCTGCGAGGCGCTGGGGGTTCCGTATGCGACGGCGTGTGATTGGGAGCGCGACATTCCGGCACATTCCGTCAATGCCGCGCGCGCGCGTGAACTCGGCTGCCACGCGCTGGCGGCGCAGGCCCTGGCCATTGCCGACACGCCGCACCTGGGCGTGGTGCGGACCACGAAGGCCGACGGCGGCATCGAGGAGCGGGCCGAGGACATGACGGCGCACCGCCGCCTGCAGATCGACACGCGCAAGTGGCTGATTGCCAAGTGGCTGCCCACGGTCTACGGCGACAAGCAGCAGATCGAACACAGCGGCGGCATCAGCGTGGCAGAAGTGCTGCGCGAGGCGAAGGCGAAGCGGCGGGGTGAGGCGTGAAGCCAGAAGACATCGCCGCCGTTGCCGAGTACGAACACGACCCGCTCGGCTACGCCTGCGACGCCTTCCGCTGGGGCCATGGCGAGCTGAAAGACTACACCGGCCCGCGGGCGTGGCAGGCCGACGCATTCAGCCGCATCGGCGCGCACCTGCAAGACCCGGCCACGCGGCACAAGCCGCTGCGCATCTCGGTGGCGTCAGGCCACGGCATCGGCAAGTCGGCGTTCATCGGCATGGCCATTTCTTGGGCCATGTCCACCTGCGACGACTGCCGGGTGGTGGTGACGGCCAACACCGAGAACCAGCTGCGCACCAAGACCTGGCCGGAAATCGCCAAGTGGGCGCGGCTGTCGCTGACCCGGCAGTGGTGGAACGTGCCGGCCATGTCCATCTACAGCGCCGAGCCGGGCCGGGACAAGTCGTGGCGGGCCGATGCCATTGCCTGGAGCGAGAACAACACCGAGGCGTTCGCCGGCCTGCACAACAAGGGCAAGCGCATCGTACTGGTGATGGACGAGGCGGCAGCCATCGCAGACAAGGTGTGGGAAGTGTCCGAAGGCGCACTGACCGACGAGGACACCGAGATCATCTGGCTGGCCTTCGGCAACCCGACACGCAACACCGGCCGGTTCCGCGAGTGCTTCCGGCGCTATCGGCACCTGTGGCAGACGCTGCAGATCGACAGTCGCACGGTCGAGGGCACCAACAAGGAGTACCTTGACGAGCTGGTGGCCACGCACGGCGAGGACTCCGACATCGTGAAGATCCGGGTTCGCGGCCAGTTCCCGGCGCAGTCGGTCAAGCAGTTCATCAGCAGCAAGGATGTCGATGCGGCATTCGGCAGGCACCTCGACCCGCGGGCCTACAGCTTCGCGCCCAAGATCCTGACGCTGGACAACGCCTGGGAGGGCGACGACGAGGGCGTGATCGGCCTGCGGCAGGGCCTGCGGTTCCAGGTGCTGGCCACGTTCGCCAAGAACGACAACGACATCGACATCGCGCAGAAGCTGGCCGCGCTGGAGGATGAACACCAGGCCGACGCGGTGTTTGTGGACGCGGGCTATGGCACCGGGGTAGTGAGCGCCGGCAAGACGATGAAGCGCGCCTGGCGCCTGGTGTGGTTCGCTGGCGAGTCTGCTGACCCGGGTTGCCTGAACAAGCGCGCCGAGATGTGGAAGCTGGCCCGCGACTGGCTGAAGGAGGGCGGCGCGATCCCGCCAGATCAGGTGCTGGCCGACGAGCTGGCCGCGCCCGAGACGGTCAGCCGGTTGGATGGGAAGATCCAGATCGAGAGCAAGAAGGACATGAAGGCGCGCGGGCTGCCGTCGCCGAACCGGGCTGATGCGCTGGTGCTGTCGTTTGCGTTCCCGGTGCGGGCGAAGGATCGAGGTGGCCGGCCGATAGGCGGGCGGCAGACGTTCGCGGTGATGGACGACTGATCGGCGGGATTCCGCGCACAGCCCCGGGCACCCTGCGGGCCTGCAATCAGGAATCCGCCCATGTCAGGACTCTTCTCTCCTTCGATGCCTGCCGTCCCCGAGCCGATCAAGCCGCCGACCACTGACGACGCGCGCCAGGCCGAGGAAGACATCACCAAGCTGCGGCGCCGTCGCGGCCGGGCTTCCACGTTCCTGATGGGCCGCACCCAGCGCGGAGCCGCCGCATCGTCTCTGCTGGGCGCTGCCGGTGGCGACACCGCCGCGCCGGCCCCGGCTGCTGGCGGGATGCAGTCTGGCGGTGGTGGCGGTCGCTCGACGGCGATGGCGCGATGAGCGACGAGCGCGCCCGATTGCTGGTGCAGCAGGCGCAGGGGCTGAAGAACGACCGCAGCCACTTCGAGACGCACTGGCAGGACATCGCGGACATGATGCGCCCGCAGGCTTACCCGTTCACGACCGACGAGGTGAACCAGGGCAAGAAACGCACCGCGAAGATGTTCGACGCTGTGCCGCCGCTGGCGCTGGAGAAGCACGCCGCCGTGCTGGAGGCCCTGTTGTCGCCGCGCAACCAAGTCTGGTCGAAGCTGGCCACGACCGACGAGGGGTTGCAGGAAGACATCGAGGTGCAGCGGTATCTGGACGCGGTGAACAAGCTGCTGTTCCGCGTGCGCTACCGGCCGCAGTCGAACATGGCCAGCCAGTTGGCCGAGAGCTATCTCAACCTGGGCGCGTTCGGCACGCAGGCGCTGTACATCGCCGACGACGTGGGCCGCGGGATCATCTACCGTTCGTGCGGGCTGCACAACCTGCTGATCGGCGAGGACCATCAGGGCATGGTGGATCGGGTCTTCCGCCACTACAAGTTCACGGCTGAGCAGGCAGTGCAGGCGTTCGCCGGGCGCGACCCGTCGCGGGCCGAGCGTGACGCGGCATTCGCCAGGCTGCCCATGGCCATCCGCAGCGCCTACGAGGCAAAGAACCAGACCAGCAAGTTCCCGTTCATGCAGGCGGTGGTGCCGCGCGCCAACGTGGAAGAAGGCCGCCGCGACTTCGCCGGCATGGCCTATGCCTCGCTCGACATCTTCATGGGCGACAGCACGACGATCAGCGAGCGCGGGTATCGCGTGATGCCGTACTGCGTCAGTCGCTACACCAAGGGCGCCGAGGAGCTGTACGGGCGGTCGCCGGCCATGCTGGTCTTGGCTGCCGTCAACACGACCAACCGCATGAAGAAGGCCATTGTGAAGGGGGCGGAGCGCGCTGTCGATCCGCCGCTGATGGTGATGGACGACAGCCTGGCGCCGTTCAACCTGACCAGCGGGGCCATGAACTACGGCACGCTGGGCGAGAGCGGGCAGGAGCTGGTGAAGGCGTTCAACAGCGGCGCCCGGGTGGACATCGGCGCCGACATGCTGGCCGGTGAGCATTCGATCATCCGCGAGGCGTTCCTCCTCGACGTGTTCCAGATCCTGAAGGACAGCCCCGTTCTGACCGCGACGCAAGTGCTGGAGATGGCCAAGGAGAAGGCGGCCCTGCTGTCGCCGATCATGGGCCGCCAGCAGTCGGAACTGTTCGGGCCGATGACGACGCGCGAGCTGGACATCCTCAACGCGGCCGGCCTGCTGCCGCCGATGCCTGATGCCCTGATCGAAGCGGGCGGCGAGGTCACCATCGAGTACCAGAGCCCCCTGTCGCTGGCCCAGCGGTCGGAGTCGGGCGTGTCCATCCTGCGCACCTGGGAGGCTGTGGCCCCGCTGGTGCAGACGCCGGAAGGGCAGGAGGCAATGCGGGTGTTCAACATCACGGAATCCATGCTGGAGCTGGCGCGCATCAACGGCTACCCGGCCAAGGCCCTGCGGTCGAAGGAAGAAATCGAGGCCCTCAAGGCCGGCGCCGAGCAGGAGGCGCAGACGCAGCAGCTGCTGGCCGCCGCGCCGGTCCTGGCGCAGTCGCTGGAGAGCGCGGCTAAGGTGCAGGCCCTCGGGTCCGGCGTCGCATGATGGCCTCGGACAAGTGGCGGGCGCGGCTGCGCCTGCTGAGGTTGTCGGACGCCTACAAGAAGTGCTTCTGCGGCCCTGACGGCAAGCTGACGCCAGAAGGTGAGCGCGTGCTGCGCGACCTGGGCAAGTTCTCCACCTTCAACGGCAGCCCCGTCCGGGTGTCTCCAATCACGCGTACCATCGATCCGCTCGCGTCGATGGTGTCCGCTGGCCGCGCCGAGGTGGTGCGCCGCGTGTGGGGTTTGATTGACCTCGACCCCACGAAACATGCGAGCCTGAAGGAACCCGAAGATGACTAAGCGCTTCCGCCCGCTGTGGTGGCCCTACATGGAGCAGGCCGGCGAGCCCGGCGCTACTGGCGGCGCGCCGGCAGCCGCGCCCGTTGCAGCGCCTGCGGCCCCTGCTGCCGCGCCTGTGCCGGCCGCGCCCGCGCCAGCAGATCCGCCAGCTGCGCCAGCCTGGACCGATGGCCTGGACGCAGCCACGAAGGCCATGATCGAGAAGGACGGCTACAAGTCGCCCGCCGATCTGGTGGCCAAAGTGCGCGGCTACCAGGCGCCCGAGACGCCCGACGCCTACGACATCCCGGTGCCAGAAGGCGAGGCGCCCGAGTTCGCCGCGGCGATCAAGCCGCTGTTCCACAAGGCTGGCCTGTCGCCGACGCAGGCCAAAGCGCTGGCCGAGGGCTGGAACGAGCTGCAGGCCAGCGAGCGCGCGGCCGATGCGCAGCGTGTGGCCGACGCCGAACGCGAAGCTGCTGCCCTGACCGAGCGCCAGCAGGGCGACCTCAAGCGCGAGTGGGGCGACAAGTTCGACGCCAACACCGAACTGGCGAAGCGCGCGATCCGCAGCGGCATGGCGGCGGCCGGGCTGAAGGAGGATGGCATGGCCGAAATGATCGATGGGCTGGCCAAGGCCCACGGCTTCGCGGCGGTGCACAAGTTCTTTGCCGCGCTGGGCGCTCCGATGGCCGAAGCGCCGGCCCACGGCCTGGGCACACCGGCTGGCCTGCCGGCCAAGTCGTTCTACGACAAATCGAACATGAACCCGTAGCGAGTGAATCGGCGGGATTCCGCCGACGCGACCCAGCACAGTGCAGGCCATCCCAACCGATGGCCTGCTTCACTTGAAGGGCGCGACAAATGGCAACTCTTGCTTCCACCCATCCGACGCTGCTCGACTTCAAGGCACGCCTCGACCCCGATGACAAGGTTGCTCAGGTCATCGAGATGATGCACCAGACCAACGAGCTGGCCGACGATGCCGTGTGGATCGAGGCCAACGAGCTGACCGGCCACACCACCAGCGTGCGTACCGGCCTGCCCGAGCCCACGTTCCGCAAGCTGTACGGCGGCGTGCAGCCCACCAAGTCGACCAGCGTGAAGGTCCGCGAGGGCCTGGGCATGCTGGAGAACTACGCCGAGGTGGACAAGTCGCTGGCCGACCTGAACAACAACTCGGCCGCCTGGCGCATGTCCGAGGAGTCGGCCATCATCGAAGGCTTCGGCCAGAAGCTGGCCCGCTACGCCTTCTACGGCAACGAGGCCACCGAGCCGGAAGCCTTCACCGGCCTGGCCCCGCGCTTCAACGATCAGGCCGCCGTCAACGGCGAGAACATCCTGACCAGCGCCGCAACGCCGGACGGCACCGACAACGCCAGCATCTGGGTCGTGGTCTGGGGTCCGAATACCTGCCACATGATCTATCCCAAGGGCAGCAAGGCGGGCTTGCAGATCACCGACAAGGGCCAGGTCACCATCGAGAACGTGGACGGCGCCGGTGGCCGCATGGAAGCCTACCGCACGCACTACAAGTGGGACTGCGGTCTGGTGGTGCGCGACTGGCGCTATGTGGTCCGCATCAACTACGACCTGGAAGACATCGTTGCCAACGGCGCCACCGGCCCCGTGCTGCGCGACATGCTGGCCAAGGCCATGCGCCGCATCCCGAGCTTGAACGCCGGCCGCCCGGCCATCTACATGAACCGGGACAGCCTGGACGCCTTCGACCTGCAGATGAACCGCGACCCGCTGCTGCAGTTCAAGACGCAGGAAGACGCGCAGGGCAAGTTCGTGACCAGCTTCCGGGGCGTGCCGATCCGCCGCGTGGATCAGCTGCTGTCCACCGAGTCGGGCATCTAAGCCCGGTCAACGATCACCGCACGAAGGAACCGACATGATCATCGACGACCGCCTGGAGTTCTGCGACGCCCAGGCCCTCAACACGGGCGGCGCTGCCACCTACAACATCGGCGACGTGATCGACACGCGCGCTGCCAGCATCGACCCGAACGTGGTCAAGGACCACGAGGGCAGCGAGCTGTACCTGATGATCCGCGTCACCACAAGCGCGACCTCTGGCGGCTCGGCAACCGGCACGTTCCGCCTGGTGTCCGACGACATCGCCACGCCCAACACCAGCACGGCGACCGTGCACTACGTGTCGCCGACCTTCACCGTCGCATCGATGACGGCCGGCACCACCATCGCCGCGGTTCGCCTGCCGGCTGGCAGCTACAAGCGCTACATCGGCATCCAGCAGATCACCGGCACCGCAGCGTTCACGGCCGGCGCCGTCGACGCCTTCCTGGTGAGCGACCCGGCGCTGTGGCGCGCGACCGCTGACAACGTGAGCTGATCGGCATGGCCAAGTTCGAGAACGTGCAGCTGGTGGCTGTGGAGCGCGGCTTCCGCGACGGCGCGATGGTCGAGCCTGGCGTCGCGTTCGAGTTCACCGGCAACCGGCTGCCCAGGTGGGCGTCGACTGCCGAGGACGCGGCCAAGCGGCTGGCAGCCAAGAAGCAGCGGCCGGCCGGCGACCTCAAGCCGAAGGCGGCGCAGTCGGCGGTCAAGGCCAAGGCAGCGGCCATCAGCGCGTGAGCGGTTCTTCTCCTCAGTAAGCCATTCTGGCCGCCTTGCGCGGCCTTTTTTCCAAGGGGCACGGCATGGCCGCAGGCGACATCATTCAAGGGGTTCGGTGGCTGCGGGATGCAGCGGGCCGACTGGTGGGCTACCGCAATCCGATCACGGACAAGGACGAGGAGTACAACTTCGCCGCAGGCCAATCCCTGGTGTCAGCGGATTGGAAATCATCCTTGGCTCTCACTGCTGCCAGCTATGCGCAACGTGCCGCGCAGGGCTGGACGCGCTTGACGCTGCCGGCTGGCGTGACATCGGCAGATGCGGCGGTGCGTGTTGTCGCCGGCCGGTATGAGTTTCGTGGGCGCCTATCGGGGACGCTGACAACGGGCATGACCGTTGCCAGTCTGCCGGCTGCACTGCCTGCCGGGAATACTGCGGACGCCGCCTGCGTCACATCAACGGCAGTGACGCCACTGTCTCTGACCAATACTGGCGCTCTGGTTTTGGGCACAGTCACAGCGTCCCCGACCTGGGTTTCGCTGGATGGCATGAGTGCGGCATTGCCGGCCGCCCCAGCCAGCACCTACGTTGGGCACAGTGGGCTGCTGCCGGTCATGCGAATAAACACGGCTGGTGGCGTCGCTCTGCCTGCGCCCGCGCTGGACACCTATGTGTCGGCCACCATCGAAATCAGCCCTGAGCTGTCGGGTTTTGATGGTCTGTCGTTGCGTGCCGTGGAGGTTTCTGGCCACGGGAACAGCACGTTTTTGGCGCCGAAAAAGCCGATGAAAATCAGGTTCCCGTCTGGCGCCGGAACCTCAGTCATGGGCATGCCCGCTGGCCGCCATTGGCGCGCTTTGGCGAACTACTACGATGAAACCCTGATGCGCAACGCATGGGCATTTGAACTCATGCGGCGCGTCTATCAGCCCTGGACCCCGCGCAGCGTGTCGTGCGAGGTTTATCTCAACGGCGAATACCAGGGCGTGTATCAGATGACCGAATCGGTGCGCGCTGATGCCTCGCGGCTGCCGGTCTCACTGCCAAGCTCGTCGGCCACGGGCCTTGACGCCACTGGCGCGTTCATGATGGAGATCAATCAGCGGTACGTTGCCGAGGGGGAGCCCGGCTTCGACACGGTTCCCTCGGGCGTCAAAATCCAGTTTGACGATCCGTCGCCGCCCAGCGCCAGCCAGATCACCTACATCACGGGCTGGATGAACAACTTCGACGCCACGCTGATGGGCGCCGGCTGGCTGGACCCGGTGACGGGCTACGCGCAGTACGTTGACATGGCCTCGTTCGCGGACTGGTGGCTGGTGTCGGAACTCACGCGCAATCAGGACAGCGTGTTTTTTACGTCGTGCAAGCTCTACAAGGAACGTGACACCGCGACCGCGCCGGGCCGGCTGCGGATGGGGCCGCTGTGGGACTCCGACTTGAGCCTGGGCAATGGCTACAACAACCCCGCTGCCCAGATCCGTGACTGGCAGGGCGAGGCAGAGGGCTGGCATACGCGGGCTGCGGTCTGGATCAACCGCATGATGCAAGACCCTGCGTTTGTCGCGGTGGCAAAAGCCAGGTGGGCGCTGTTTGATGCAGCGTTGCGCGGCCCGGATGGAGTTCTGGCCTGGGGCGACAAAATGGCTGCGCTGCAGGCCGGTGCGGCACGAATGGACGCAATCCGCTGGGGCCTGTCTGGAGACGCAGGCCCGCGTTGGGAGGCCGTTGGCCGGTGGCTACGTCGCCGACTGGGTTGGATCGGGTCACGAGTTCCGGCGATCACCGTTTTCAACCTCTCTATCAACCCGAGGCCCGTCAATGCGTTGACGAAATATGCGCTGTTTGCTGGAACGGGTGGCGCTGCATCCCTAACGCAGGCGGCCGGCAACCCGCTGGGCGGGCCTGCTGCGCGGGCGACCTGGACCGCCACGCCGTCATCCGTCGCCGGAGTGCATCACACCGTTGACGCAGTGCCTGGGCGCCAATACACGGGGTATGTGTGGGTGCGTTGCTCGAAAAATCAGAATGTGGTTCTGCGGTGTGAACGGCGCATATCAGAGGGTGGCGCCACAGTTGGCACGGTGCTGATTGGCCCGTTGACTGCACTGCAGGCAAACACAATGGTGGCGCTGCCGGCGCTGACATGCGGCGCGGTGGAGGCGACGGCAACGGTTACCCGGTGGTATGTGGCGAACACTGGAGGCAGTTGGGCTATCAACGATTGGCTGGAAATCTGCGGCGTGATTGTTGTTGAGGGCATTGGTCCAAACCAACTGGTCTACGCGGACCCGGAAACCAGCGTTCGGTGGACTTGGGACGGCACGGCCTTCGCCAGCACGTCGCGGGGCTGGCCGCTGTAAACCCATCCCCTGCCGGTGCCCATGAACATGACGCCAGAAATCGAGGTTGCGCTGCAGGACGGCAGCCCCGTGTACGTCGAGCGCATGCCTGATGGCGGTGCGCGCTTCCGTGTGCCCGCCGACGCCGGCTATCGGGTCGCTGTCATCAGCGGTGGGGCGACGGGCCTCATGGCGGTGGCCTCCCAGG